CAGTCTTTGAAATAATAATATGCTGGGACTTCTCCTTTTTCATCCGCTTTTTCTGCTCTTAATGTCTCAATAGGGAAATGCTCTATCTGTGCAATCTTACTTCTGTCTTTAGAATAGATAACCTGAATAGCACATTGACCCATTAATTTTAAATCATAGCATAGCTTTCTGACACAATCTTTGTGAAACAAAGAAACCATTTGAGCATATTCGTTTGGCTTTCTGTTTGAGTCTGTAGCGTTTAAACCTTTACCATAGATAGCTTGACTGATTCCGTTAATCGCTGCATTATTGGTTGGGCTTCCATTGTATCTGTCTATAAGAAACTGAAAATAATTGTTATCAGCTCCGTATTCTACCCATCCCTTGTTTTTAACTTCTTTAATCTCAGGACTTGTGTATGTGTTTAAATTAACAAAACCATACTCAGAGGATTTTGATGCCTTTAAATCGCTTTTAAACTGCCCTAGCTCGTTTCTTTTTCTTTTATTCTTCATAGTGTTACAATATAGTCATTGTTACCTGATGTGCTTTGTGTGTATTGACCTTCATTTAATTGATAGTAGTCATTTTCAAATTGTTCTATGTCTTGGTCTGTGCAGAATATTCTGTCTTTATATATTACCCCTCTAAATCCTGAGTCATCTTGCCACTTGACATCATAGTCTTGCCATAGAGAATAGTTTGTATTCCAAAAGTTGTAAGAAGCATAAAGCTCTAAATCATAAAAATGACCTTCAACTAAAACAGGAGAAAAAGCATTTGTAAATGTGTAATAGTTTCCTGATATTGATGCAGTTGTTATATCGTATTCAACTATAACATTAGTAGAGTCATCTCGTATAGCCATCTTAAAAACAGCCTCATACCTTCTAGGTATAACTTTTATGGTTTGAGCTGTGGTTGATGTCTTTAATACAATCATACTTATATAACGAAAGAAATAGATGAATTTGCAAAAAGTATAAATCAAAAAAAACCCTACCGAAGTAGGGCTTTAATTTTCTATCATTTACAATCTTATAATTGCAACGACAATGACAGAACTTGGTGGGTAACACCAATTCTAATTAGGTGAAATCAAATCACTTGAAACAATTGTTGGGTCTCCCGGAACTACACTATCTAAAATGAAGTAAGGTGCAGTTTCTTCCATTCCTTCCATTGTTAAAGTAAAGCCTGACAAATCACCAGCAGCAGCACCAGTTACGATAGTACCTCCAGTCAAGTCCATTCCATTCTCAAAACCACATAGGAATTTATTACCATAATAATCTTCGACAATCATTTGTGGTCTACTTACTGCAAGTAATTGAATTTCTTGTTGTGTTTCAATGTCTAAGTAAGGCAAAGTCAATGCAAGTGTTTGAGTGTAGAACGTAGTTCCATTATCTCTTGAACTTGTAATAGTTGTAGTCAAAGAAGAATTACCTTTAACTTTATACTCAAAAAAGAATTTTGATGATGCCATAGCAATAGCAGTTACTTGTCCTGTTGTTGCTCCTGAAGTGCTTATTGTTGTAGTAGCCATATCTCCGTAGTTACAGAAATAAACTGATTTAATCCCCCCAAAGGCTGATTTACAAGGGACTTTTCTCCCTGATGTTATTACACATGCCATAGTTTATATATTTATTAAAAAAAAAGGGTAGGTAGTATAATCCACCCACCCTTTCTTATATTATTAATTAAGCGTAAAGAACAATATCCTCAGCAACTCCGAATTGTACACCAGCAGTCATTCGCATTACGAATCTTACGTTCTGTGAACCATCAAGGTCTTGCATATCTAAGACACGAACTTCGTTCAAATTTGATAACAAACCAGTAGCAAAGAAAAGATTGCTTCTTTGAGCAGCTACCATCTTGTTGTCAGACATACCCGGACAAACAAAGACTTTAACTCCGTTAACAGTTAGTGAGCCATTGTTCCACCATTGTGTTCCTTGTGCATTCACACCACTTCCACCTAGTCCAGCAGCAGCAAAACCACCTAACGCTTGAACGTAGAACTTAGCAGCAGATGAAGGAATGTATATGTATAAATCTTCCTTACCATAAAGAGCAGAAGGAATCTTGTCAACAACTTTTCCTAATTCAGCAATGATATTAGCAGCATCAAGTCCACCACCTATAGCAGCTTGGTCGATAACAGCAGCATCGGCAGCTAACAACTTCTCAAAACCATCGTAAGAATTGTTAGTAGCAGCAGTAGTATCACCTCTCCAAATAGTCAATTCAGTTGAATTAGCAACTTCAGCAGCTACATGAGCAATCATAAAGTCAGAGAACTTAGGAGGCAAAGTTTGTCCCATTCCAAATCCCATTTGTTGAGCTTCCCAATCATTGATAAAGTCTTTCTTACAAAGTTGTAAGTTAACTTGAAGTTCAGTTGGCTCTATAATTCTTTCTGTAAGTGTTACAGATGAATTAGGGTCAAAATCACAAGATGCAGGAGAAACCAAATCGCCTGTAGATAGTCGCTTGATTACTTCTTTAAATTGCACATTACTCTTTACTGTCAATCCTCCATCATCGATGGTTGATGCACTCAAAAGAGCCGCTGCGATATATTCTCCAGCGAACTCACCAGCATACGAAGTAGTTATGGTTGTAGCAGTTGCTAGATTTACTTTTTGTAAACTCATTTTATTTTATTTTAATATTTATTTTTATGATTCTGATGCCCAAATACCAACACCACCGATTATGTACCATTGCGTTAAAGCTACTGCTCTAATTACGACATAGTCTCCTTTGTTAGCTGTTGCTTTTGTGTTAACCCAATTTTTATTGACTACTCCACTTGCTACTGAATCTGCTGAAGCGTTTGCAATACTACCATTAAAACCATCAGTTGAATGAGGGCTTAGTGTTATGATGTTATTACCATCTGCTCCTGTGTTTCTAAACAAGAAAGTTAGTCCTAAAATTTCTGAATGAATTTTTGGTAAACTTACTACTAGTGCATCTGTTGCAATATTCTGGTCAATACCAGCATCTCCTGCTGGAACAGAAACTGATGTTGTTAATGTTTTTTGCGAAACTTGATTACGTTCCACATCGTTTGATAAATAATTAAATGTACTCATTTTATTTGTTTAATTTATTGATTACTCTGTCTAGGGTTGTTCTCACTTTACTTTGAGCAAAGACTTTTTGTTCTACTTTAGCAGATTCTGCTTCAGGGCTATGCTTGATAGGAGCAGAAGCAGGAGCAGATAATTCTTCTTTGATATTCTTAGAAAGCTCAACGTCATCATCTGACATTTCTTCTTTAGGGGAAACCATAGCTTTGATTTCTTCAATCATAGATTTCATTTCCTCAACAGCAGAAGATAACTCCTCTTTTGTTGCGTATCCCATTTCTTCTTTCTTGTCTTCTTCTTCTAAGTCAGAAGTGATTTCCTCACCTTCTTCATTTTCTTTTGCAGGAACTTCGTCAGACACCTCTCGGACATCAGCAATAATTCCTTCCTCTTCTACAACTACCAAGCGACCATCCTCGAGAAGATACTCACCTACAGGCATTGCAACTTTTTCATCATCGGTTTTGATGAAAATCTCTTTTCCTTTTTCAAATGAATCAGCCATTACAACTGTTCCATTCTCCAACTTCATCTCTTCAAGTTTTACCTCGATGTTTAGAAGTGTTTTGATATTATTTATCATTTCACTTGATTTCATAACTATATAACGTCTATTAATTTAATTTTTGCATTTTCAATCTGTTCTTGTGATGTTTCCTATGCCCTGAGCCATTATGTCTCCTGTACAACATTCCCTTGAGTAGATGTTTTTATCTCTACACAAACAACCTCTTGATGCACCTCTAGGCGATGAACGACTGGGTATGTAGTTAGTATTGTTTGGCATTGTTAAAGATTTCTAAGCAAAGAAGCCAACTCCATATTTATTTCATCTAAAGGTCTTATAACTTTTCCATTTTCCATAAAAGCTTTTACGTTTCTTAAATCTCCTAATGGTAAACCTAATTCTTTAAATTCGGCAACAAACTTTTGAGCAATTTTAACATTTGCTTGTTCTAATTTTTGTCCTTCATCAAGAAACTCTTTAGCTCTATTTATTGTTTTTGAAAATTCTTTTACTTCGGCTAATATTTTACTATATTTTTTTAAAAAAGATTTTATTTTAGTGTCTGATTTTGTCAAATCTGATAAGGTATTTAACTCTACCTTCTCAACAGATAGCTCAGTCTTTTCCTTTGGTAATCTATTGTAGATTTTATCTAACTCTTGTGGTGTTTTCATTTTAATTATGATTTTGAAATTGAATTTGATAATTTGTTTATTTGAGAAGCTATGTCTTTAAATTGATTTGATTTTTTTTCAAATACTTTTATAAATGATGAAAGACTTTTAATTG